ACACGTTTACGAGCTATATATCTTATAGAGCCTGTACTTGCTTGAGTGTATGGGTCACGCAAAATTGCTAATGAGATTCTATCTACGATAGTGTAAGCTCTTCTCATATCACCAAATACGATTGGGAAAGCACCTGCGCCTACATTAGGCATAGCACTTGCTTCAATGTATGGTTGCCCAAGAATAGTATTTGGAACACCAGTTTGTAGTGAGAAACCTGCTTGGAAAACATAAGAACCACCTGTACCAGTATTTAACTGTCTGATTGAACTTAATGTTGACCTGTTAAAAACAAAAGTTCCGTTTCTAGCATAATCAGATTTAACAGCACCATATAGGTTTAATAAACCATTTATAGATAATATAGCACCTTCACCTGTGTTAGTTTCTGCAACACCTGTGTTTACCATAAAACCTTCTGGTTGACCTGCGGCAGTTCCGTTAACAAAAGAAGTTCCTTCTGCTACAGCAAACTGTTCAGCAAACTCTTCACTTAACATTGCTTGCATATCAAAGACTGGGTCTTCAACATCTTGCTCTGAAATGTCTACAAGAGCATACAATTCGTGAGCCGCAATTTCTTCAAGCCCAAAAGTTAAACCAGTTGTTTCACTTCTAGTTCCTACTTCAGCACTCCATTGAGCTGTAAATACACCTGTTCTTGATGGTATTTGAACACTACGATTTGTTGTGCTTCTTACTCTTGCAATAGTACGGATAGGTGAAAATTCAGTAACTTTTTTAATTAACTCTCTAACATACTCTGGAGGAGCTAAGTAACCACCAGTTGTATCATTAGAAACTGTTAATACTTTAAGTTCCATTTCATCTAAGGACTCTTTGCCTTTTCTTAGAAGTTTTTCAAATGCATTACCTTTAGCATCAATATCTTCTGTAGTTAAGCCTGAATCTGGTCTTTTCATTGCAGTTTCAAGTTGTTTTACTTTGTCTGCTACTTCTTTTTGCTCATAAAAGTTTTTAGTAGCTTTTTGGTTTAAATCTTCATATTTGTCTAGAGTTTCTTCAATTCTAGCTAACTTATCTAGAGTTAAAGGGTCTGCTTGACCTTTAGACTCAATTTCAGCTATTTTTTTGTCATTAGTTTCTTTGAATGCATCAAATGCTTTACCAATGCCTTCAACAGCTTCTTTGAGTTCGTCTTTAGAAATGATATTATCACTCATATCTATTCTCCTCATTAAGATTGAAATTTATTAATTAACTCTTGAATAGAGCTAACTAACGGCTTGTTATCTTCATTATCAACATCCCATTGATTATTCAGACTAGAATTGACTGCTTTAGCGGCAATCTTCGCTTCTGACCGAGATAAATCACCTTCCTCTCGAAGGAACTTCTCCCAATCTCTTATAGTTCTGTCAATGCCCTTTACTGCTTGAATCGTAGCTTTTGGATTCATTGGGAATGTAACAAGACTAATCTCCATTAGGTCTACTTCTTTTAGATGCCTTTTTCTTCTTCTATCATCATAGTATTGCTTTGCAGGGTCAGCTTTATAACCGATAGATAAACCATCAATAGCTCCCATTTTAAGCAATTCATAAGCATCTCTTCCACCCTGTGTACCTAGTGCAAGTCGACCTGAAACTTTTAAACCATCTCCATCTTCAGAGATTCTATCATATACACCTATTGGCATATCTGTTTTATGTTGCCATAGCATCTTTACTTGTTTAGCTTTTCTTTTTCTTAAACTTTTAACAAAAGCTCCTTCTTCAACAACATCTCCACCTAAGTCTTTATTGCCAAAAATTGAAGCATAACCTATAAAACTACCATCTTCTGAATCGGCTTTAATAGTTAATTCTGCTGATACTTCTAATAATTTTTGCTCTATTATTATTTCTTCTTTTTCTATAGGTGATTCCATATTATCATCTTCAAACATATTAGACATCCTTACATAGTATCTATTGATTTTGTTATTGTTAGGGGGAAAGTAAATTTAAAAACATAATAAATATTACTATTACTTAAAATAGATAAAAGTTTTATTGTTATTGTTTTTAGATTTTCCATACTCAATCCCACTATCTGAAAGCGATTGCTATTCTAAAACCCATGTGGGTATAATTAAAGTATCAGCTTTTATTTTTATACGCAAGTGTAAACTATATCCCATCTTTTTATAAATAAAATTTAAGTATTAAATACATCATCTTCTGGTTCAATATAAATTACTGCACATCTGCAATTTATAATATTAGCGGCACCACCATTTGGGTCACCTGTATATTCCATTGCTCTACCACCTACTATAAATGGTTCGTCCATTGAAACTATTTGTCCATTAGCAATTCTATGAGCTTCTCTTGTTCTTTCATCATTACTTGCAATCCATTGTTTTTTAATATCTGGTTGTGTTCTTGCATAGTGCATACCAACTTGATGATTTGCAAATGATGCGGCACTATGTGTTTCTGTTCTAGCAATAGTTGCGGCTCTTGCTCTTGAAAACTTTGGACTATATCTTTCTCTTATGTTTTTTGCTATTTGTGGTAGTGGCAACCCATCTTTTTGCCCATTTAACAATACTCTTCTTAATTGTTTTCTGCTAGTATCATCTATATCAGATATGTGATAAGCTCCAACTCTCATTATAAATTTTTCTAAAAGTTCTTGATAAAAACCATTATATAGTTCTTTTCTTAATATATAATTTTCTGCTCTATCGCTAAAAGTTTTTATAACATCATACCAATGTGGCTCTAATATTCTTGCTACTTTAGGTCTTGTTTCTGCCATATAGACATCAAAACCTAAAGTTCCTGTTTCTGTTAGAGCTTTTGATGCACCTTCTGATAAACTACTAAAATAATTAATAAATTTTCTAGTTAATGCTCTTTCAAATCCTAATCGTATTCTGTCTTGTGCTTGAGCTTCTCGCCTAGCATTAATTCTTTTTCTTGCTCGCTTATAAGCTAACTGCATTAATCTTTAGACCTCATAGGATGTCCTTTTGGAAGTAAGTCTGTATCAAATTTACCTCCTCTAAATCTTCCTGCTCTTACTGCATATAAAAAAGCATTTACTCTAGCAAAAGCCCATTGGTCTGGACCTGTAACATTAGGTCTTACACTTTGAGGATTAGTCCTATAAGCACCTACTCCTCTAACAAAAACTTTCTCTAACATTCCTAGAGTAACTTTTTTGCCTTTCTTTTCTCCATGTTTGTCATTATGGTCTTTTACTTTACCTTGTAATGCTGTTCTAACTTTGCCTGATAATTTTTTTAATTCAATATCATTGTCTAATAACTTATCTTCGTTATTAATTTCATCAACTTTTCTTTTACTCCATGCAAAACCTGCATCTCCTCCCCATAAAGACCAAGCTATTCTGCCTGCTGATGGATAACCTTCCTCACCTTGCCTAAAACCTTCTGCTCTTTTATCAACTTCGTGCCTAGCAAAAAATGATTTCATTCTTTTAACAGTATCTTCTGATAAGTTTTCTCTGGCTATTAATTGTCTTGCTCTAGTAGCACCAATATTAGTACCACCTCTGTTAAACTCTTCTCTCCAATCAATACCTCTTCTGGCTTCTTCTGCCATTGCTACTGTGGGTTTTAGATTTATTTCTTTAGGCTCTAAGCTAGTTATTGAATGATATTCTTCATGGTCTTTACATGGCATATAATAAGTTACACCATTAACTACGTGAGTATGTGAACCAACGCACCCTATTTGTAATGCTCTACCCTCTGCTTGCATTCGGTCTTCATGTAACTCCATAGTTTTTAGGCTTTTTTTTTCACCATAAACATCTTCATATAACTTCTCTGCATCATCTTCTGTTTGTGGTTGCTCTGGTTCTGGAGTTGGGCTTCCTAATGGGAAAAGATTTGATGCTATGTAAACCTCATCTCCTCCTGATATTGGACCAAGATTTAATCTTTCTCTCGCTTCATTCCTTGTTAATACTCCTTCTGATACTGCTCTAAGGATATTATCTGTTACTAATCTTCTTCTTTCAGATATTGCAGGTATGCTGTCTATATCATATTGAAGTGTTAAATCATCTCCAAACAAAGGAACAATCCACTCATTTAAATCAGATTGTATATGGCGTAGTAATGGAATA